TACTCAATCCTAATAAAGTAAATCTATTTAAAGGTAAAAGTAGAGAAGAATTAAATTTATTGCAGAGAGGTGCAAATGCAGCAATGAATTGGACTCCTATAGCTAAATCAGGTCAGGTTGCAGACATATCAGAAAACTATGTAAGATTAGCAGCATATCTAAGTGGTGTGAAAAGATTTGGTTTAGAAGATAATGGTAATGCTGCAGCTTTATTTACTAAAGCATTACAATTTGATTATAAAGATCTAAGTGAATTTGAAAGAATTGCAATGAAAAACATTCTACCATTCTATACATGGAGTAGAAGAAATATACCTCTACAATTTAATGCATTATTAAGTCAACCAGGAAAGTTTAATAAACTTGGATTTGCTAAAGATGAATTACAGAATCAATTTGGTGCTGAGGGTGATGATGAATTAATGAATGATCTAGTACCTGACTTTATGAAAGAGAGAATGGGGTTTGTAACTAGATTTACAGGTGAAGGATTACGTGAAGCCTTACCTGGATTCTTGAAACCATATTTGGAGGAATTAGGTGGTCCATTAGCAATAGCAGGTCCAGGGTTTGAATCTCCTGCATTTGATTTAAACAAATTCACTCCAGGTGAAGGTGAATTAAGAAAAGAAATAGTATCAGCATCTAACCCATTAGCTAAAGCATTTATTGAAGGTATGATAGGTGTAGATACATTTACAGGTCAGAAGTTCCCTGAGGAACCAGTAGAGATTATTTCAGGTTTACCTCCTGTAGATTCTAAGACATATAATTTCTTAAAAGATTTAGTACCTCCTCTTGGAACTATTGCAAGATTAGGAACTGAAGGTGATGCTGATAGAAGATTATCTAGTATACTAAGTACATTTACTGGTGCTCCTGTATCAACTCAAACAATGAAGCAGAATACTGCTGAATTAAGAACTAGAGAAGATAGATTAGTAAGTAAAATAGAGGGAATAGCAAGATCATTAGGTGTTGAAAAAGCATGGTTAAGGGAAAAGTTAAAACAAAATTACACATCAGCAGAGATACAACAATTAGTTAGGGATGGTTATGGTCGCCCCTGAATATAATAATAGTGAGGTACAATATGACTAATATAGAAGCAATACTAGCAGCACTTGGAACTATCCTTACTGGATTCTTTGCGTATTTGAGAACCAAGAAGGGTAAAACCTCTGCCTGGAATTGGATAAAAAGAGTATTTAATGTTGATCCCTCAGCTGATGATTTAAGATCTTCTGTAGATAACATGTCGTTAGTTGTTGATGCTCAAGGTCAATCAATAACATATTTAACAGAACAGCAAGAGTATTTAGTAAATCAATTAAACGATTATAGAGAAGAGTTAGCAGCAGCAAGAGAGAAATTAAAGGAATTAGAAGTTTTAAATAAAGAAAATATATCGTTAAAAAAGAGAATAAAAGAACTAGAATCTCAAGTAGCTAAGTTAGAGGAAGATCTTGAGCGTAGAAGAAAGTGTTCACCTAAATATAAAAAAGGAGAAGATAATGGCACTAAGTGAAAATGGTTGGAAAGTAATAGAAAGTCAATCTAGTAAGGAGTTAGTAGTTATTAGAATACCTAATACTGGAATTCCTGGGATACCTTTAAGGGTTCAAAAAGACTGTGCCCCACTACTTGCATATGTTGCAAGCAGAGTTCATGAAGAGGTTTGTGATTTAAGAAAGAATAATAAACCAGGTAAGTTTCAAGATGACGCAGGATATACATATCGTAAGATAGGAACTGGTACTAAATGGTCAAATCATGCTTCAGGAACTGCTATCGATTTAAACTGGCAGAGATGGCCTATGTTTAAAAAGAGAATGTCAAAGAAAGAATTATTAGCATCTACAAAAATTGCTGAAGAGTTATCTGAAGTAATTAGATGGGGTGGTAATTATAGAGCTACTAATATAGATCAAATGCACTGGGAGATAAAACCAGGTGTAACTAAATTAGAAGTGAAGAAGTTTATTAAAGATAGAGGTATCCTAAAGGATGGAACTCTAAAAGTACAAAAGGCAAGACCGAAATACATTTGGTCATAAGAAAGGAAAACTATGCCATATATATATAACTCATCAGCAGCATCAGTAAATGTGTCTGCTAATTTAAACCCTATTGCAGCACCTCCAGTAGGTAGATACACTCACCCATGGGGGTTTGATGTAAGTGGTGTTTCATTAACTAATAATAGTAGTAGACACCTACCTAACCCATTCATACAATTTGTACCTATTAAAATGGATTCAACAATTACCATTGATAGAATAGGTGCAGTGTTTACAGGTGATAATGGAGCCGTTGATACATGGAGTTATAATATAGGTTTATATACTCATGATGCAGTAAACAATTATCCTGCATCGTTAATAACTACTTATGGAACTCTTAGTTATGACGCTGGAGTTACTTCTCCTGGAGAACAACAAATAACTATTAGTCAAGAGTTATTAGCTAACACTGTATACTGGATCGCTGTAGGAGTAACTGTATCAGGATCGACAGATATACCTGCTGGTAAAACACCAGCACTCTTTACTATGCAAGGAGATTTTCAGATGTATCGTAAGAGAGGTATGCTATCACTTAGCTCAGGAAGTGTTGGAGCATGCTGGGCTCACTCAATTGGTACTTATGCTGGTACATTACCTGCTACTGTAACTTATGCATCAAACTCGGCATCATTGCCAACATTTATAAGAATAGCTTTTAGAAGATCAGCGTAACAGAAAGGAGATAATATGAATATCACTGTAGCGGCTGGAGCAACAAACACTGGGTTCACAGGCAATCAAGCACCTGTAATCCAGAATCTAGGTCCTGGAGATCTATATATATATAACCAATCTACAAGTATAACAACAGAAGGAATATATTTACCACCTTATGCTGTATACGAGTTCCCTGTAACTGTAGTCGAAGGTCCAGGAGAGATCTATGTACAAGCTCTTAATGGAACTTGCGATATGAGAATACTGAATGTAGGCTAGTCTCATGCCGTTAACATACAGACCTGATGATTATGGTATAAGTAATTTAGGTTCTGTTCCTAATGGTTCTTGGCAGTCATTGGTTGATCAAAATGCAACTGTTGCCGATGATGAGTATATAGTTTCATTTGACTCAACTGATTTTGAAAGATATGTATTGTTACAAGACACTAATAAAATTAGGGTTTCACAAACTGGCTTATATAATGTTCAATATGCTGTACAGTTTCACAATTCAGGTGGTGGTGGAACTAGCGCCCATGCTCATTTATGGTTGAAGAAAAATGGAACAGCAATACCTGAAACTGGTACTAGACAATCAGTAACAACTAACTCAGCATATCAAGTATCATCAAGAGATTTTTATTTAACATTAGATACTAATGACTATATACAGTTAGCTTGGAGTGTTAATCATACTAATATAAGTCTATACCATGAAGCTGCATCTGGTGTTATACCAGTTGTTCCATCAGTTGTTTTAACTATTGGTCAGGTGGGTTAATTATGGATAAAGTATTTATAGGTATTAAGCCAGGAGATATAGGATTCACTAAAGGTGGAGGTTTTATAGGTTGGGTTATTAGGCATGGAACAGGTTCCCCTTATGCCCATTGTTTTATATACCATCATTATTTAGGTGAGGGTAAATGGAAAACCATAGAGGCATTCCCATCTATAAAGAAAAGTAAAGATGGAGTTAGATATCGTGTTAGAACTGAAGAGCCTATAAAGATAGTTAGAATGTGGAGAACTAAGAATGAACAAAGAGATATTCTAGTTCACTCTGAATCAATGGTAGGTGTTAGATATGGATGGGGAGAGATCACTCGTATAGCACTTAGATTCTTAGGTATTAAGATTAAAGGTTGGGAAAGTAATAAAAGAGCAATATGTTCTAATCATTGTACACAATCTTTATTAGCAGCTAGACCACAATTAAATTTAATAATGAAGTATAAACCATCACAAGTGTGGCCTGGAGAGTTGGCTAATGTTACAGATTATATATCTTGGTTAGAGGATAGGATAGGTGAGTAGATGAGTATTATAGGAAAAATAGGTAGAGAAATAGGTGAAGAGGTAGCAGAAGGCCTATCAAAGAAGGCTGCTCCTAAAGTTATGCCTGCTGTTAAGAAACCTTTAGAGTGGGGATTTAAGGGCAGAAAACCTACTGATATTGAAGACTTATCTTACATTGATTTAGAAGAAAATTTAATTAATAAACGGCCTGATTTTTTTTCTGATAAATTTAAAAATAAGAAAGAAAAGAAAGAACATGATCAACTTCAAGATATTTTAGATTTAAACTGGGATATTCTTAGTAAAGGAGCAAAGAAAAATAAATTTATTAAAGAACTTATTGATAACCAGTTAAGTTATGGGGATTCTCTTAGCATGGCCAATAATAAGTTTAATTATTTACAAAATCTAGGTGTACCAAGAGAGTTAACTGGTAAAATTATTGGTAGTCAATTTCAACCCTTTAGAGGTAATTTTAGTATTGATAATTTTAAAAAGGGTTGGCTTAGGTACTATAATGAGTTAACTAAATCTCAGAAAGAAACCTTTGATATTTTATCTGATGAGTGGAATGGTACAATGGATGAATTAATAGATGCGGTTAAGTTATTATGAGACAACCTATTAAAGATCCTAAGGGTGGATTAACCTCAGCGGGTAGAGAGTTCTTTAAGAGAACTGAAGGCTCTAACCTAAAGCCAGGAGTTAAAGGTGCTGCCGATACACCTGATAAGAAGAGGCGTAAAGGATCGTTTCTTACTCGTTTCTATACCAACCCATCTGGGCCCTTACAAAAGCCTAATGGCAAGCCAACAAGGCTTGCTCTGGCTGCTGCTGCTTGGGGAGAACCAGTACCTAGAAATGCCCAGTCTGCTGCTAGACTTGCTGCTAAAGGTAGGGGTTTATTAAACTCATATCAGGCTGGTAAAGATCGTAATAAAAGCCCTAAGAAAAACAAATAGAGAGAAGGTGATACTATGTATAATGAAGAAATGAAAAAACTAAAAGGTTACGGTAAGATGTTAAAGAAATCTAAAAAGAAACTACCTGTTAAATCAGATATGGATGAAACAAAGAAGCTTCAAGGTTCTATTGATAAAGGTATGGATAGAGCATTAAAAAACTTTAGGAGATAAGTGTGAGCGCTTTTACCCAACTATTAAAAGTACTATCTACAAGAAATCCACTTGCTGGATTTGGTTCTCAAGCTATAGCTAAAATAAAACCTTATAGTGAAGAGACCATAGTTCGCAACCTGGAACTAGGTGCTGAAGATATGCTTAAACGTTCTGCTGATAAATTCACTGGATTTACATTTGATCCTCGTAGGGGTAAATTCTTAGATCCTAGAAAGCAGACTGGTTCAATGATGGCTAGCGTACCAAACCTACCTGGTCAATCTTCTGGTGCTGGCACAGTAAAATCTATTGAGGAACTTATAGATACTGCTAAAAGGCCTGAGGTTATGTCTCGTTTACAGCGAGGAGAATACTTAGGTGGCTGGAATCCAGAAGGTGGAGGAGTTGGACTAGATCCTTCTCGTAGATTCCTAACTGAATTTGGAGCATTGCGTTCTGGATTGAATACTGACCAGATAGGTGGCTTTAGTCTTCTACGTAACAGATCATATAACGTAACACCTGGTGAGCTTTCAACCGCAAGAAATAAATTAATAGCAGGAACAGCAGCAGGAGCCCTGGCCGCAGGAACTGCTGGTGCTCTGGCAGTCCCAGGTAGAAATCCCGTAAAGGATTTCATCGAGGGATTAAATGGAAACGATGAAGCATTAGATTCTCCTACATATTCTGCATTACTAGCTAGTGCTCTTGCTCTTCCATTCGGTATATCTCCTCTTAAAAAAGTTAAAACAGCACTAAAGGCTACTGGCTCTGTAGGAAAAGAATTTACAAAAACAAAGGGTAAGTATATAGATACACTATTCACAGAAAGTGGAACTCCTATTGCTCCTACTGGAGTTTTTGATGAGCTGCAAGCAGCAAGACTATTATCAAAAGAAAAGGGAATATCTTTAGAGGAGGCATTACTTAATACTGGTTCTAAAAATCTTGATGTATTAGGAAAATTAAAGTCAGCTGATTATATTTTAGATCCAGACGCACCTATTGATACTAAGAGACTCTTTCAGAATCCTTCAAATCCTGATGCATCTTCTGCTGCACGAGCTACTGGTATTCTAAGTAAGAGTATTGTGAGAGATGTGGATGGACAACCATTCCTAACCACACCCAGCCCTAAAGAAATAGATATTGGTACTGGCATTAGAGTCAATGAATATCCAGCATCAGAGTATTCTAAGATTTCTCCAGGAGAGGTAGCAAGTTACGTAGATAAAGAACTTATGAAGGGTGGGAAATATAATATAGCTATGTCAATGGAGGATTTAGGTCTTAATAAGAAGTCAGTTATTCCAATGGAAATTATAAAAGATACAGATAAGCGTTTAAAGTTGAAGGAGAAGATGGTTGAGAACGGTTTACGAGTTATGCAAACAGCAACTAAGCGTAATAGATTAGCTGCACTTTATTGGTATCCTAATGCGGGTAAGATTGCTGCTACTTTTGATAATCCTAAACAAGTAGCTGATGTTATGGCATCACTAAGTCCTAGCATGGACTGGGCCCATAACATTGATGCTGCTGTTGCTTTAAAAACAATTCATCAGGCTGGATTTATGGATGACATTGTTAGTGCTGTTAGAACTCTTGATGCTAAGATTGCGAATAAATCAATATCAAAGGTAAAGCCTAAGGTTGGAAAAAAGTATCTTCCTTCTGATGCTGATAAAGTAGCTGATGAAATTACTGCTGTGCTAAGAGAGCGTATGGCACTAATTAAAGATCTAAATAGAGGTGCTCTTGGTGCTACTACTGATAACATGATGAAGGCTGTACGTATTTTAGATAAGCCTGAACTTGGTAATAAATTACTTGGTAATCTAAAAACACGTAACTTTTCCGCTAATATTATGGGTGCCATTGAGCGTATTACTGTAGACGCTCATGCGTACGACTCAGTTTTGGGTGTGAAGACACGCTTCCGTACACCTCGTGGATTAAGTGCAAAAGCTAGATATGAATTTCTTACAGAAGTTTATCAGTCTATAGCTGAAGCTCTAGGCATACCGCCATCATCCGCACAGGCTATTGACTGGATAACTTGGAAGTTACTATTTGGTTAAATCTTATAATATCTGTATTAAATTCCAAACAACTGGAGATAGACTTAGAGCACCTATGCACCATGGAATTGATTTAGTTTTATAAGGAAATAGAACTAGTAATAATATAAGTGATAACTTAACTATTAAGAAATAAGTCCACCCTAAACCTATGAAGTAATTCATTATAGGATTTAATTCATTACCTCCTAATACTGTTAAACCGTAATAGGTTGATGCAGTATCTAGTAACTGTGCTACTGCTATAAATACTAATGACGCTTTAGATGCTACTTTAGTTTTCATTTATATCCCCTTTCAAATAAGTAATAGCGTTTTCTAATCTTTCTATATTATCATTTAATTGACCTATACCAAAATTACATTTATTACATAGTATACCTCTAACTTTTAAAGTAGTGTGGTCATGATCTATACACATTTTATCATAATTTATTTTACATATAGCACATACATTATTTTGTTTATTGTATAGCTCTATATATTCTACTTCAGTTATGTTATATTTCTTTTTTACTTTTCTAAAATAGGTGCATGATTTACAAAGCCACTCTTGCTTTTTACTATCTCTTAAATAAAAACTAGTCAGAGGTAGTTTCTTCTGACAGAGTCTGCATATCTTCTTCATCGATTTCCTCCTCATCAGGAATCTCATTTAATATACCTTGAGCTATTGCTGGTAAATTACCAGCGATAGTAGCAGCCTGCTTATACATTTTCTGTATTTTCTTTGTATCTCTTAGACCTATTATCTTAGAGCAGTCTCCAGCAAGTTGATATAGACCTGCAGAAGATGCAGAGAAGTATGCCTGTAGATTCTTATAAAGAACTTTATACTCATAGCCAGATACAAATATTGTAAATATTGCTCTCGCTAATTCTGTATCGAATTCTTTATTATCTTCTAACCTCTTAGAGATAGCAATGATCTCTTCCTCAGTTAATGGTTCTATTTTTATTTCATCACTCATTGTTATTCTCCCTTGTTAGTAGTGATACGAAATCATCCCATGATAGGGTGACTGTTATTCTTTCTCCTTCAACAGGCTGACGATTTTCGTAGCCTTTTACCTTTACAAGGCGTTTCCAGATGACGGCTACAGGCGTACTGCCTCCAGCCTTTTTCCTTGCCTTTGCTAGTGTCTTCTGTACGTTTAGGTTCTGTCGGGCCTTGCCCTCCAGTACCCACCTTTGATTCTTTACTAGCAACTCTACATCTCCCTCGTCTGACGACCCACCCTCTGCTATTCTTTTTGACGTTATTCCTACAGACATTAATTGATTTACTATCCATGACTCGTGCCTCGTTCCTTGTTGTTTAGATTTACTCATTGTCTATATCCTCCATTGTTTTATCTGATGCTTCTTCCAAGGCATCTTCTTCATAGTCTGCTATCCAATTACTATTAGGGTTAACTATAAATTCAACTAATTTTGGATTAGTTTTTAATACTAATGTTAACCAAGTAGCAAAAGATCTAACTACATTTTCTTCACATATATCTTTTATCTGATCGAATCCAGATAGATCCCAGATAGCATGTAGCACCTCATGAAGTAAGGTATCACCAGCTCTCTCTGCGTGTTGATTCTGTGATATGAATATAGTCTGATGATTATATACACATGCCCCATGATCTGAATAGGTGGCATCAGGATATAATTCTATATTGTAGGTATAAGGACCTATCTTGATTTTTCGTGGGTAATTATTTTTCATCGCTTAACTCCTCTGTCTTAATATTTAATCTATTTATTATGTTAGAGATAGTATCTGTTACTACAACTTCATAATTATCTACTGGCATCTTATGACCTGCTATAGCTGTGGCAAATGAAGGCTCTTCAAGTATAGCCCTTAGTTTAGCTAGAGACCATTTCAATCTTCTACTTACCATCTTATGATCTTCTTTACCACTTTTATTTATATAACCTAAAGTTCTTGCTGCTTCATGCATACTTATATTTTGCATAAGACACATCTCTACAACTGCTCTCTCATCCTCTTCTAATAAAGCTAGTAAAGTATCTATTATCATGACTAGTGGGTCTTCAGGTTTTTCTTGTTTGAAGTATTCATCTACTACAGATAGAGCCTTTAGTATATCCAATGAATGGTTATACCTAGTGGTATCTATATTATATGGTTTCTGATATGTCATGATTTACCTCGCCTTCTTTATCTTATCCTTTAACATTTTATCAACCGCAAAAGCATCACTAACTCTTACATCTAGTAATACTTCTATTGGTACTTCAAAGGCATATTTTTCTGAGGTAGTTCCCTCATCTAATAAAATTGATCTTGATCTCTCATCGACACAAGCCCATAATAAAGTATGAAGTGAAGTAAATAATAGTTCATCTGTCTTTTGTATATATATAGAAAACCATACAGGCATCTCAGCATCCCATTCAAGTAGTGTATGAAGCTTATCAGGCTTCACAACTACATGGTCATACCAGCATCCCTGTACTTCTATAAACATACCGTAACCTAGATAGTCAGGCATTCTTCTTACCTTCTCAGTCCATGTTAGATTTATAGATAGATCAGTAGGTATATGTTTGGGTCCAAATTCTTGCAAAGGTTTATTTATACTCTTAAAATAATTAAGAGTTTTTTCTTCTGCAAGATTTCCAGAAGGAGCACCTTCCCCATACCTACTCTCACCATCTAAATATCTAAAGTTAACCATTAGAAGACTCCACCTGTACCAGCCCTGTAAACTTCTAAGTTAGTTCCTGTAGCTACTCTTATCTTACCAGACTCACTAATAGGAACTAGGTATCCTTGTTCTTGTACAGTTATCTTTGGTCTATTTTTTATTAAGTTAATACCGATGTAATCTTTAAGGTATGTTATTTGATGTTCGTTCATAGGATTCTCTGACCTAGTTTTAGGTTGCCACCTGTGTGGTCTCCATACACCTATAACTATATCTGCTTCAGTAAATCCACCGTATCTAGCGGCATCATCATCTGGAGCATCTCCATGTTTTAATGTTTTATTTGTTTGGTGTAGAATTACACATGCTACATTTTCTTCTTTAGCCCAGCCTTTTAATCCCTGAGCTATAGATGTAATGTTATCTATAGTCTCACCACCACCTGCTGATGCGACTAACTCCATATAATCTATAACAACTAGTGCTGGTTTCTCACCTATTTGTTCAGCACATTCATTTAATGCTATACTCATAGATGTTAAATCTAGACCAGTCCTAGTAATGTAATAATGTTTTCTATGGGAGTCTTCCCAATCTGATAGCATCTCTTGGTCTAAGGTATTACCCTCTACCATATTGAATATAGTGTCATGGCTTTTACCAGACCACATAGCTAGTGATCTAGTAAGAACCATATTTCCAGGCATCTCATAAGAGAAGAAGACTGCTGGTACATCTAGGTTTGCCTCTAGTATATTTTGACCTAGAATAGATTTACCAGACCCTGATTTGCCTAGTATAACGCATACCTCACCCTTACCAACTCCTCCACCTAACATCGAGTCAATAGGAAAGATACCTGTAGTTATTCTTTTAATGGGATTCTTGGCATAATTGAGTAATCCTTTTACGCCATCGTTAGAAGTCCATCCAAAAAATCTTTTAGGTTTTGGTTTATCTTCCATAACTATTATTACCTCTTCTTCTCTTATATCTGATATTGATAGCACATCACCTTCTTGTTTTTTTATGTAAGTCATTACTCCTCCTCAGTAGTTATCTCTTTATTACATTTTTTACATGATATGTATATTTCTTTATTAGTTTTTTTACTTTGGTTTTTAGTTTCTTGATTAGTTTCTTTACTTTTGTTTTTAGTTTTTTCATACTAGTTTCTCCTTACCTACGAACTTTAGATATGCATCGAAGTCTTTAGACCAGTAGATGTATAAGCTACCATCGTTATTAAATTTACCACGACCTGCTGCATTTCTGTGGAACTCTTCAGCAACTAAGTGTTGGTAATCCTTCTTTACTTTAAGGTTGAATACAGATCCTATTGGGTTACCAGCTTCGGCACCTTTAGAACCAATTCTCTCATCCCATATATCAAAATACTCTGCATTAAGACCTTGCTTTGCAATCCATACAGAGATATCAGATTTTAATCTATCAGTAGGATATGCTGATGATGATAGGAAACGAACCTGACCATCACCGAAACGAGATGGCACTGATAACCAATCTCCTTGAACCTGTGTAGCACCATTTGCTACGGCTACTACTGCCTGAGCAGTAGTCCCAGCAGGAGCAACTGTGTTTACTTGTGTTGCTGGTATTGCTGATACATTAGATGCAGGGTGAATTGATACCTGACCTCTTGGTGTATTTATTGCGGCTTCTTTTGTAGCCAGAGCAGCGTTCTTTATTAAGTCAACTACTTGAGCCTGTAACTGAACGGCAAGTATCTCTTGTTTTTCTAATACTTCATCTTCATTAGCTAGTGTATCAAACTCATACACTGTATCTATAGAAAGAAAAATATCAGCACCGAATGGTTTACCTGATGCGGTAAACTTTACAGTGGTAGACCTTACTCCTCCATTTACTATATCGTTTTCTTCATTTGTCATATTAACCTCCTTAGTTATTTTACTGACACTTTATACTGTCCTATCGTCACGACTGAATATAGGACAATTCTACTGTTACTACTTCCTTAATTTACGCACACAATTAAATGCTTCTTCAGGACTTAATACATTATTACTACATAACTCATTTAGTAGAATCTCTTCTGCTTCTGAGAAATCTTCAGGGACTACCCAGAGTTCCATGTAAGTTACCTTACCCCCAGTTATAAGACCATTTGTTTTTGTTACTGTTATAAATCTACTCATCTTTATACCTCTTTATAACTTCTATTGGAGCTTTACTTAATTTACCAGTGACTTGACAGTCATTATAAAATGAGCAGAATCTAGGTTTACATAGTAACCATGTAGGATTAGGAGCATATAATTTATTCTTTATAATAAACTCTACCTCTCTAATACGATCACCTAATAAAGATACATCATCTAACTCAGGTTTAACTATAACATGTCTAGCCTTCTCTAAGTTTTTATTACCTGTTCTAGTTCTTGATACTAAGTAATGCATCTCTAAGTTATCAAGGTCAGTTATCTCAGGGAATTGGTCTGACAATATTAAACCTACAGCATACATTGTTGCTTGGTATCTATGTAGACTACCATCATAAGACCATCGAGTAAAATCTCCAGCAGTCTTCTCATCTACTAATAAATATTTACCATCTTCATCTTTATAAACTCCATCTATCCAGCCTCCTATTGGTAGAGCATCGTTTACCAATTGTAACTTAAAGTAAGGCTCTATTGCTACAGGCGTGAGTTTTAATAACCAGTCTCTATGAGATATACCTTCTTTTGTTTTCTCATTATACCAGTTATTCAAGGCATAGCCACACATATCCAGTAGATTATCTACCGTTAGTATGTTACCTTCTTTATCTACCATCATCTCTGGAGTAAGAGCCTCGGACTCTTTTAGTATCGCCTTGTGTGCGATAGCTACCATATCCTCAAGTGATGGCGTTGGTAAATTATTTAATCTAGCAACCTCATGTGCCTCAATGGCGGTGTGAAAGGATGTTCCCATTAGGGAGTGTGGCTTTGGTGGTGTTGGGATATTTTTTATATTGTTTAGATAATATTGCCATGAGCAACCATCTAATATCGTTGAGATACTAGATTGGTGGTGCGCTCCCTCTCTTGAGGTTACAGCTTCATCTTTATCTGATGTCATAATTATATACTCCTCTCTTAATACATATTTATATTATTTTTATTACTTATACATTTGCTACATAATAATACCATTAACTCTGGATTATCTACGATTGGATTTATTATTGGAGCATTACACATACCACAAAAATATTTACAACCACACTCATGACCTACTTCACAACACATTTTATACCTCCCTACTTTGTTCTATCTGTTCTAAGATTGCAGACAAAACCATTATATCTGTTTTAAGATTATCGGTAAGTCCAATAGCGGTTTCAAACTCGCTCTCAGTTATCAACCTATGTATCTCTGTTATGTTTTCATTAACACTCATGTATAGTAACTTTATCGTTTTACCTACTGACTGCTGTCTTAATTCATCACCCATTATAGTATCTATATCCATTATCTTATCTCCCCTAACTCTTGTAAAACTGACCTAGCCTTTTTATAGATCATATGAGCTGTGCTCTTTGATACATTTATCTGCTTAGCAAACTCTCTGATGCTCACTTCATGAGCAATAGCATCACACGCCTGAGATATCTGTCTCTGCTTTAGTGACTCATTTATACCTAGAAAGTTTTCTATTCTCTCTACAGTATCATAACTTACACATGCTTTTTCTGCAATAAATGAATAAGTATTTCCTGTATGTAATAGCTCTCCTACTTTTTGTATCTTTTTAATATCAACATCTCTCTTAGAACCATAAAGAATATTTTGAATGTCGCCTATCATCAAGTTATCATTATCTAAAATAAAGTGAATGCTCTTTGCTAAGTCGTAGATATTTTCCTTATCGAATAATAATGCAGCGAGGTATCTTATATGGGTATAATTTTTTCTGTTATCAGAACCTAAGTCAGATAAAACTTTTAGATTTAGATAGGCAGTCTTACTTAAAAAGTCCATGAGTTCACTACCCTCATCGTCATAAGTCTTATTTATAGAACCACTTATAATAGTTCTTAACAACAATCTTGCTCCCTCTTCTCCAGCTGGGGTATTTATATTCATCTTAACCTCCTAAGTTAAATTACTTTAATGAACCAGTTAATGCACCGTTGCGTTGCTTTAGCAAAGCACCGCTCTTTGCTTAACTGTCCATACGATACGACCTTATTTAGGACATATATTAAATTGTTATTGTTATCCTTCTTAATACATAAACTTTTTACATTTATATAAGTTGTAAGGCAATGTATCTACGCTCATATCGTATGTATATTATTGGCAAGTGACATCTTATCTCTCGCACAACAACATAGCGGGTAGAGGGGAATTGCACACCCTACAAGTGAAAGGAATTAAACTTGGAGCTACTCCTACCCTGTCAAACTATAGTATATTTAGTTGATCATCCTCCTCGAGACATCTCCATACTATGTCCCTACCTAGCCAATGATTAAACGCATTTAATATATCTATCGCCTTATCTTTACTATCTCCACTGCTAGTTGTTGCATCTTTAGGTAAGTTGATAAGACGATTATCGTCTCCATCAATTACCGCCTGATAGGCATAGCCTAGAGTTTCCTGCCAATGGCTTACCCTAGCGCTAGCACCAAACCACTTAGCCCGAACCGCTCTCAATAATAATTGAGCGGTCTTACTACCTTTAGTTTCTATATTTATATTACTCATTATCTATTCTCACTCTCTTTGAATTGGTCTTTACATGAGGCGCACCATTTTCCCTCAGTATATTCTTTTTCATTGCTCTCGCATATCTCGCATAACTCCTGCTCTTGATTATTGTTACTTAGTATCTCTTCTACTAATTGATAGTTAGTATTCTTCCATGTAGTTAAGTCTTCATCTCTGAAAGCCTGCAGTATCTCGTTAGCATTTAGAGATGCATCTTGTGCTTTTTCCCAGTCCTCTTCCTCAACCCACATTTGATAGGCATCTAAGTCAGCAAGTAACTGTTGCTTTGCCACTTCTTCTATTAAGCACTCATCACAGTCATAATCTGCTCTGTTTATATTACTCATTATCCTTGCCCTCCAGTTCATATATGTATAACTCTACCTTATTTGCTTTATTATATTCTCCGTCAAAGTCAAAGTTATCTTTGGCTATCCATAATGCTTCTATCAATAACTTATTACTTATCATTATTTTTCCTCCTCTATGTTATCTATTACTTCATATACTACTTCACTTATTAGATCACTAGATAAAGCGTTGTGCTTGGTATAAACTTCTAGAGTGTTTTTGAAAGCACTCCATAATTCATCTGTTAGTTCTACTTCACTCTGCTCAAACTCATCTGCTACCCACTCTCTATCCCAATAGGCTACGAGTATCTCATCGTTATCATTATAGTAGTTAGTCAGTTGTTCCTTTAGTTCCTTAATTGTTTTTAACATTTTATTACACTTCCCTTTCTGTTAGTTGTATTGCCTGATATGACCATCTGGGTCATCATCAGTAGGAGCGTAACTCCTATACTAATTATCCGTTCTTGATATAACCTGTCATGTAGGTTTATCAATTTTGTTGATAATTAGTTTCGACCTTTTTATATTAACACATCTACTAGTTTTTTAACTAGATTACGAAACATATTATAACTACCAATATCTTGATTATCTAGAGAGCCTTCTGAATATATAGTAAAAAGCTTTTTTGTATCTTCTATACTATCTATAGGTAGAGTTAAATAGTATTTACCTTTTTCTTCTTCCAGTATCCAGCCATTAGTAGATCCTATAGTTTTATCGTTGTCACTTACTATATGATATTGATAACTTAGTTCTTCATATTGCTTCTTAGTTAATTTAATTGACATAATGGTATCATCTAATCCATCTAGCCAATTAGTATATGCATTACAACCACTGCATCTACAATATACTTCTTCCATGTTATTCTCCTTTTCTTTTTTAAGATAATTACTTATTTTCATTATCCTATATTTATATTGTCCTTATACTAATTACTTTGTCAAATATTCAAATCAACAAAGTTGATAGTAATACTTGACAACCATTTTATATTTTATTTTGTTGAACCTCGTCTGGCGTCAGGTATTCTATTGATCCTTTACCTTTAGCGTTCAACCTAATAATTACCATGTCATTGATAGAACGGGGAGTTCTTGATGGGTGATTTATTTTATCATACTCAAGAACCTCCTTCTGCCAATACTTTACATTTGAGTAATAATCTATAACCTCGCTAGAGAGTTCAGCTGACTTCTTTACTACAACATATTTACTGTCCATTATTAGCCTCCTTGTTTTTCCTTCTCTCTATTTGTTGTTCTAACTGCTCGGTAGTTTCTACTACATGAGTTCCATCCTCATCGTATATAATTACTGTAAGTCCAAAGCCTACTAGGTCTGTTAGTCTCATATTATTTACCTCCAAACTCATCAAGGTAACACGATGCTTTATAGGCAACCTCGCCTACGGTGTCAAAATAGACACCCTCTATTGTTCCCTTTATATTTTCACTTATTCCCTTTTTAGTATTCTTAACTATTACTCGGGATACAGTCCAAGTATCATCCCAACCTAAAGTGATACGAACCCTGTAGCCATAGGCAACGGGGAGTTCAATTTGTTGAGTTGTGCCATCCTCTCTATTATAGGTTGCACCGTCAATATAAACACGACCGCCAGAGATAGCGCCTATATTCCAATAACCTATCTGTCTTTGTAGTTCATCAATATTAAAGTCACGACCTTTTGTTATGATATTACTCATATTATTTACCTCCTATAAATCCTGAGGCATCGTAATGTTTTGTATATATTTTGCCACTTGGTAATTCTAAGTTATAGGTTGCATATTCTTTAGCACGACCTAAATCTATACAAAATTGAGTATAAAGAGTATATGCTACAGACTCTAATATAAACTCAAAAACCTTAGGTGTTTCATTATCATAAATTGCAGTTACCTTATATGTTTTATTCATATTAGTTACCAGCCTTTACTATAGATAAAATAGCGCATGTCTCATTTTCGAAAATCTCTACATCTATAAAATCTTTTAGAGCCTCTAGCCATAAATCGTCTAACTTTAATGTTACTATATTTTTATTCATTTTGATCTTCCTTTTCTTTTCTGTTAGTTAGTTCCTGTTGATACCATCGGGGTCATCATCAGTAAGGATATTATCCTTAGACTAAATACTTTGTCAAGTATCTAGTTTCGACCTGTTTATGCATCTAGTAATTTACTAGTTTTTGCTATTGCCTTTCTAGTGAGTTCAGTCTCCTTTTTCAATACCTTATATATCTCATACTGCTCGGGAGTTAATTTTAGATCAGCGTCTAGGTTTTCGCATTGCTCTGTGTTAAAAACTGTATAGGTTTTTATCCCTATCTTATCGGTATCTTTATCCTCTATAACTTTAATGATCTGAGTTCCCTTTGAACCTTTGATCACAGTTCCGCCTACTTCTTTTACTTGCAAAAAGGTTAGCCACTCTGTAGATTGAAAACCTGACATTGCTAATACTAGCGCATTTTGACCTTTATATTCTTGACCAGTTAGATAGTTACTTTGCATGTGATCTACCTGCCTCTGTATAATATATCATTGCGCAATTATTATAATAATCCTCACGACTACCTACTTCTAAATCATATTCGTTTAAGTCGTATACTATATCGCATATATCACAATGAATATATGCTGTTAGTTGATGTCCATTTTTGCTATAAAGGTTTTCTTTCTCAACCTTTCTTACCTCCCCTTGGAAAACATAATCCTTAGGTAATATTTCTATTCTTATCATTATTGCTCCTTTTCTTTTTTAAGATATTTACTTTTATTTCAATATCTTATATTTATATTATACCGTATCAATTACACGATGCAAGTATTAAAACAACAAAAGTTGATAATCACAACAAACTGTTTTTAGATACTTGACAAATGCAATATAGGGGTGGATTTATTTTTACCTAGTGAAACCTATTGCATGGATATGCCGACACCGATGGCTTACCAATTGCCATATATTAAAACAACAAAGTTGATAGTAATACTTGACAAACCGTTTATAGGGTGTCCGAATATCCTGTTTATTTAGGCACTGGATTACTGGTAGCCTAAACCAGTTCAGTCCCTGCCTCAGGTCAAGCCTGCCTAGCCTGCTCCAGATATTCAGGCATACCCAGTTCTCCCCAGACAGGGGTCCTTCTATATATATACTACCTGAACGGCATTTTTTCAAGTATTTAGCAGTCCGATTCTTAAAAAACCCACCTATCCCCCTTGTATTCTGGACAAACCTATACAGGACTTACAGGACAAAGAGGGTAGGAATATATAGGGACATAGGTACAAAAACTGTCCCTTATAAAAACATTCTAGAACAACAAATAGGTGGTGTCCGTAGATGGGTCGAGTGGGAGGTATAGTAAAGGCATACAGGTCGCTGCAGCCCCTAAGGGCAGCGAGCGAACGGTACCTTTACATAAATCCACAACTATGTAAAAATATAAACAAACTATAAAGCATAAATAAAAGAATGCAAGATTATGTTTTTTACAAAACAATAATAACAATAAACCCCAATATGGGCTAATAGTGAGAGGGTGGATCATAAATGAAATCCTGTTCGATGATGGTGTGTGATTATTCAGAGTATCCCACTTTTTTAAAAGGGGCAATTCTCGTCATAAAAAAACACATACCTATCCCAGCTTCCTCCTAAGGTGAGTGTCAACTCTCGAAAGGATCAAGGTCCACTCTCTCATTCTTTTAAAGGAGGAATATGAGTCATATAAGCAATCAATGGGAATCTTATGCTAACTGGTTGATACTGGAACCAGGGCAGAAGGAAAGGCTTAGCCTTCCTAAGACTAAGGAAGAGTATGCCCAAGGCAATAACGTCTCTGTCCGAACTTTAAGAAGATGGCAGAATGACCCTATGTTCAAGGCTCTTGTAGAGAAGAAGCTCGCAGTAAAGGTTAATAGTGAGATATCAGCGGTGTCGGTTGATGGAACCCCTCTACAACTTGAAGAAGAAGAAATAAAATCTTCTGACGAAGATGAATACATCCAAATAAAATCAACACTAATTAAAGGAGCATTAACAGGTGACCCAAAGTATCTCGACTTATATTTCAAGACTTACGGAAAAGATTTCGTTGCAGAGGAAGCAGCTGCTAGGACTTCGGATCTCGCTGGCTTATCCCTTGATGAGCTTATTATCGACTCGATCACACTTCTTGGTGAGACCAATGTTATGGATTATCTTAGGTCCAAAGGTTACGAAATCAATTTTTCAAATAGCGAATAACATCAGAAAGGAAGTTATTGAACCTATGTTTAAAAATATGGATGATTTAAGAAATTTTATATTTGAACAATCTAAAACGATTGTAGGAGAAAACGGTTTAATCGGCTCTGCTGTTGTAGTATTTGAGTTTATTGATGAACGTGGTAATGCTGGTTATTCTTTATTAAGACCTACAGGTACTGACTGGAATGACTCATTAACTTTATTATTTAGATCAGCAGAAGTTATAAAACAATCTTATGAAGATGGAACAGGTGTTAGAAGTAACGATGAGGAT